ACACGTACGCGAGCATCGGCTCTCGGCTCGCCTTCCGCGGAAAAGTCGTCAAAGCGACGAGCGTCAGCGAGTATAAAGCGTTACCCAGCGTCGAATGACGCTGGGTATTGAAAGTGGCGTAAGCCACTCGAAAATATTTTGAGAATGACGAAATTAGGTTTTTTCGCGATGAATTTTATATTTTTGTACCTCGAAAGGCGGAATCCCCCATAAGCCGGGTGGTCTATCGGTCGAACAACAATGCGAACGCGAATGGCGGCGTGTCGTACGCGAACACGAACAACGATTCGTCGAACACGAACGCGAACATCGGCTCTCGGCTCGCAAACAATGAGGAGAACGCAAGAATGCATGTCGGCCTACTGCACCGGGAACGTGTTCCCACCGCAGCGCCGAGGGGGAGGAGCCTCGCCAGCAGCGGCCTATGGCCGGAAAGGCGAAACATACAGCGTTGGGTGGAGCTTGGTAGGTTTCCGCAGGGATTCTCGAAGAGGTCAGGCCCGCAGAATTGAAGGTAACATGCGCAGGGATGGGTACATCATCGAGGAGATTGTCGCTACGGACAACATGAAGGCATCGTTCCGATCCGTGTTGCGCGGTACAGACCGCAAACGCAGTCGGGTCGGACGTTACCTGCTCGCGCATGAGGACGAGGTGATCGCGGAGCTGCAGCAGCGGATAGCCGACGGCTCGTACCGTGTGGGCGGTTATCGGGAGATGATCGTCATGGAGGCGGGAAAACGCCGGACGATACAGGTGATCCCATTGAAGGATCGCATCGCCGTAAATGCGGTTATGCGAGTCGTGGACGAGCATCTGCACCGGCGGTTCATCCGGACGACCGCAGCATCGATCCGCAACCGCGGGATGCACGACCTGATGGAGTATATCCGGCGCGATATCGCTCAAGACCCCGACGGAACCCGTTACTGCTATACCTTCGACATCCGTAAATTCTACGAAAGCGTCGATCAGCAGGTCGCCATTGCCGCCGTCCGGCGGGTGTTCAAAGACGAACGGCTGCTGACGATACTCGACGGCTTCATCCACATGATGCCGCACGGGTTGAGCATGGGGCTGCGCTCCTCGCAAGGGTTGGCCAACTTAATCCTCTCGATCTACCTCGACCACGAACTCAAGGATCGCCTCGGCGTCCGCTACTACTATCGCTACTGCGACGACGGCCGCGTGCTGGCCGCCTCGAAAGCGGAGTTGTGGGCCGTGCGCGATGCGGTGCATCGATGCGTCGAAGCCATCGGGCTGGAAGTGAAACCCAACGACCGGATCACTCCCGTCGAGGAGGGTATCGACTTCCTCGGCTACGTGATCTATCCCGACCATGTGCGGCTGCGCAAGCGCAACAAGCAGACCTTCGCCCGGAAGATGAGCGAGGTCGAGAGCAGACGACGCAGGCGTGAACTGACGGCATCCTTCTACGGGATGGCCAAACACGCCGATTGCAGAAGGCTTTTCTCCAAACTAACAGGTATTGATATGAAAAACTTCAAGGATTTAGGCGTTACGTACACGCCGGCCGATGGCAAGAAGCGCTTCAAAGGCGCGACGATCTCCATCCGCGAACTGGTCAATCTTCCCATCGTGGTGCATGATTTCGAAACCGGAATCAAAACCGAACAGGGTGAAGACCGGTGTCTCGTTCAGATCGAAATGAACGGCGAGATGCGGAAATTCTTCACTAATTCTGAAGAGATGAAGAACATCCTTCAGCAGATACGCGAAATGCCGGACGGCTTCCCTTTCGAGACGACCATCAAGGCGGAGCAGTTCGGCAAGAACAAGACCAAATACGTATTTACATGAGAATTCAAGGCAGTGCGGGCGTGGCGCCCATCGAGTGCGTCAATCCGCGCAAGGATAAATGGAGAGTCCGCTGGGACATCGAGGAGCAGGACGGCATGGCCACTTACGAGGAGGCGGAATTCGACCGCCGGCCGACGCTCGACGAGATCAAGGCCGCGGTGCTGGCATCGTACAATACCCGGATCGACGAAGCGATCCGCTCGGGGTTCCGCTGGGAAGAGACGCCCGTGTGGCTCTCGGCGGAGAATCAGTTCAACTACAAGGCCGCGTTCGATCTGGCCGTTCAGACCGACGGCGCGAACCTTCCGGTCGTATTCAAGCTCGGAACCGATGAAAAGCCGGTATACCGGGAGTTCACGACCGTAGACGAACTGAAGAACTTTTACACGGCCGCAATGGCGCACGTACAGGGTACGCTGGCCGCCGGCTGGAAAGCGAAGGACGAAATCGACTTCGGTCTGTATCGAGTCTGACGGATGAAGCCCCTCGGGGGTGGGCATAAAGAATCCCCCGGCCTGTTAGCAAGTCCTCTTACCTACGTACTAACACAAAGGCGCCTAACCGCACGACCGGGGGAATACCCTCAATCGCGGTTAGGCGTTTTTTGTGCCATAAACCTTGCACGTAGGTAAGAGTACACAAAAGTACAAAATTTTAGAGAAAAGCAAACTATGAGAACCCCAATTTCCTACTATGGCGGCAAACAGACGATGCTCAAGCACATCCTGCCTCTGATTCCGTCGCATAAGATTTACACCGAGGCGTTCTGCGGCGGCGCGGCCGTCCTGTTCGCCAAACGGCCTGCCGAGGCCGAGATCATCAACGACATCAATATGGAGTTGACGAACTTCTACTGGTGCGCGCAGGTCTATTATTCCGACCTCAAATGCGAGATCGACAAAACGCTGCACAGCCGCGACCTGCACGCTCACGCCGGGCACATCAACTCCTATCCGCAGTTCTTCACTCCCGTCGAGCGGGCGTGGGCTGTATGGGCGCTCTGCAAGATGTCGTTCGCCTCGATGATGGACGGAACGTTCGGATACGACTTCGGTGGCATGATGCCCAAAAAGCTGCGCAATGCGAAGGATGAGTTCACGGAGCAGCTCTGCCAGCGACTCGAACGGGTGACCATCGAGAACCGCAACGCGCTCGACGTGATCGCCTGCTACGACGCTCCCGATGCCTTCCATTTCGTCGATCCGCCCTATGTGAACTCAGACTGCGGCCACTACGAGGATACGTTCAACGAGCAGAATATGGAGCAGCTCCTGCAACTGCTCGAAACCGTCAAGGGAAAGTTCATGCTCACGATGTTCCCGTTCGATATGATCGACCGGTATGCCCAGAAGAACGGATGGATTATCCACCGTGTCGAGCGGACGATCAGTGCCTCGAAGTCGAGTCGCCGAAGGCAGGAGGAGTGGATGGTCTGCAACTACGAGGAGCGGGCGCAGGCGTCCCTGTTCGAGGGTGGATATTTAGGCGAGTGA